CGAACGAGGTCGCGGTCTCCCAGATCTTCTTGAACCCGCTGGCGAAGTTGGTCCAGGTCTTGGAGAGGAATGAAGTCGTCTCGATCCACGCGACCTCGATGGCGTGGAATCCAATCTGGGCGGCCGCTAACGCGCCGAACCACATCTGCTGTGCCGTGGAGATAAAGAACCGCTTGGCTTCGAGCCATGCCGCGTTGATCGCCGCGATGCCCTTCTCCCAGACGAGTTTGATTGAGAGCCAGAGGATCTGGGCGGCGAGTTCGACATCACCAGCTGCCAACGCATCGGCCATGCCGCCGACGACCTTGGTCACGGTGGCTTTGAGTGTGTTGAACTGATCGCCGAGCCAGTTGAGTGCCTCGGCCCCGGCACCGCTTGAAATCAGTATCGCCCCGCCAATACCGATGACCGCCGCAACGATCAGCCCGATCGGTGAAAGCAATGCGGCAAGTACAGTGCCCATGATTCCGATCGCTGCGCCGACGCCGGTGATGATCGCGGCCAACGAACCGAACACGGCTCCGATGGCGACGATCGCAACCCCGGCGATCACCAAGGCGATGCCAATACCGATCATGACTGCGGTCAGCTTGAGGATCGTGACCACGAGCTGACGGTTCTGGTTGATGAGTGTGGTGATCCAACCCGAAATCTTCGTGATCGCATCAGCCGCCCGGCGGACTGGTTTCTGGATGGCTTCGCCGATGGCGATGGCAATGCCCTCGACCGCCGAGAGCAGTTTACGGAACGATCCGCCGATCCCCGCGTCCATCTCCTCGGCGGTTTTGGCCGCCAGCCCAGCCGAGTTCTTGATCTTGTCTTGGAGTTCATCGAAGGCCTCAGCCGACGATGCGAGCTTCAATGCAGCGGCTTGCCCTCGACCAAACAGCGTCTCGAAGATGGACAGCCGTTGGGCTGAACCGAGGCCTTTGGTCGCTTTGGCCAAGTCGTTGAGGATGTCGGCGAGTGGTCGCAGGTTGCCCTGCGCATCGACGGCCTCGACACCAAACTTGCGGAGTTCGGCCTGCTTGGATTCGTTAGAGAGGTTCTTGTAGGCCCGAGCGAGTGCGTTGCCAGCGAGCGATCCCTTGATGCCGTTGTTGGCCAGAACCGCAATCGCGGCGGCCGTCTCCTCGATGCTCGCGCCAGCCTCGGCGGCAATCGGAGCGACCGGCTTCATCGCTTCGAACAAGTCTTCGAGCGTCTGGGCGCTGCCGTTGGCGGTCGCAGTCAGGACATCGGTCACGCGGGCCATCTGATCGACGGGCAATGCGAACCCACGCAAGGCTGCCCCGGCGATCTCGGTGGCTCGGGGGAGTTCGGTACTCGTCGCTCGGGCGAGTGCCAGTACCGCCTCGGTGTTCGCCAAGATCGCTTCGGGCTTGAATCCGGCTCGACCCAGTTCGGTCATCGCCTCGGCAACTTGGCCCGCGGTAAATGAGGTCGTCCGCCCGAGCCGTTTGGCTTCTTCACGCAGCGATTGGAACTGTGCTTCGGTTGCACCGGTGACGGCTCGCACCGCACGCATCTTGTCGTCGAAGCCTGCGAACACCCGTGTCGAGATCGCAAAGCCTGCCGCCAGCCCGGTTCCGATACCGGTCAGGCGTGCCCCGATCCGCTGGACTGATGAGCCGAACGCCTTGAGCCGTTTCTGGGCACGATTGAGCCCACGCACCAGTCGGCTGTCGTTGGCGTAGAGCTCGATGTAGGCTGCCCCTGCCCGGATGCCGCGTGCGGATGTCATGCGATCACCCCCGAGTGGTTTTCGCGAGCGTCTATACTTCCATCATGATTGAAGAATTGATTCAGAATGTTCTTGCTGAAACACAAAGGCTCACATTGGAGCACGCCGGTGTCGTTGGGCTTGAGAACATCGACGAATCGACCTTCCGCTCGTTTTTTCTCCGAGTGCTCTACGAGCGTTGCCCAGAGGCGATGTGCCAGACTGAATGGAAAGATAAAACTACCGATGATAAAGGTCGGCTTGATTTGCTGATTCAAGTGTTTGGTTTGAATGTTCTTATAGAAATCAAGTTCTTTGTATATCGACATCAGTGGAACCTTGAAAGAACCAAGAAGTATCCGAAAGGCGGACCGAGCCCAAAGAATGTGAGAGAGATGAACGATGACATTCGTGATTTGCATAAGAATCAATCTTCGCCTATTCATTCAAAACACCTTATAATCGCGTATGACCCAACGCCTTCAGGGATGAAGAACTCTTACAGTGCAAGCTACGATTTGATCGAGGCCGCTTCGCCGGTAAATGCTGTCTATCGAGTGCCTCGAAACCCATCTGACAAACTCTCCATAGCCATGCTCACGATTGAATAGTCGATTGACCTCCTTCGTTTCTGTGTAGAGAATCACCGACTCGCCCTTCTTGCATGCCCTTGTTAAAGGAGGCTTCTTTCTCTTTGCGGAGTCGGCCGGTGCCCAAGAGCAACCCGACTAGGCCGGTCATGGCGGGGAGGGCTGGGCCGAGCATGGGGATGCCTGCGACGGTTGGGCCGAGTTGATCGAGTGCGGACAAGGTCAACTGGCTGAAGATGCCTCGGATCTCGCCCGCTCGTTCGATGTTGGACTTCCACTGCGAGCCTGTGCGCTGGGCTTCTTCGAACCATGCGCGGTACTCGGCCTCGGCCTCGTTGAGCGAAGTCGTCGCTGCCAGCCCGGTTGACTGCTGGACGCGGTTGGGCGTTTTGACGCGAACGATGTCGCCGAGATCAAAGCCGGAGCACGCCCCTAGCGCGAGGGTGATCATGATGAGTGCGAAGCCGTAGGCGTAATGTCTGGGTTGCATGGGTGCGCCTCCTTGCGCGTGGGGTTGTGTTTGCCGTCGATGAAGATGTCCTTGAGGATGCTCACATCGACCTTCTGCTTGGGTTTGTTCGTCTGGCTGAACGGGTCAAAGTCGTTCGGCCGGAACGCTCGGTGTTTCTTCGCATCGCGGTTGGCGTTGGCGATCAGGGCCATGAGTGAGCTTGTCCGAGCCCATTCGTCGCGCTGCTTACCATCGCACATCGCGGCCAACTCACGCAGGGTCAGGGCGGCGGGATCGACGCCGACGACACCGGCGAGTTGCCAGATGAACTGCCAGCATGACCTTGCAGTGCTTCCTCCGCTATCCGATCCAGTTCGCCGTTCTCGATCCGTTGCTCGACCAGATCCCTCGCCTTGTCCATTACCCGATGGGTCGTTTCGAGGACTCGTTTCAGATTCGCCCGGTCCCTCGGGCTCGGGGAAAAAGACACGAGTTCTTCAAGCAAGGCCGTCGTGGCATGTTCGATCGCGTCGCCCGCCATCGCTCGTCCGAAGTCTTCATCGCTCACGCTTTGGGCATCGGCTTCTGGTTTGCACACGGCGTACACGATGTCGCACAGCAGCACCGGATCGGTGATGAGCCGATCGATCAGCTTGCCGCCAACGACTTCGAGCAGATCGACATCGAGCAGTCCACGCACGCGTTTGATCGCGTTGACGGTGATGCTCACGGTCCAGGTGCGTCCGGCGTTGTCTTTGAATGTTCTCATACTGTCATCCTTAATTGGTTCTGATATACTCTGGGTGATGCGAATGCGATTACAAAATAGAGTCACGCCCTATTCTGAACTGGAGCGGTCTGACGCCTATGGGATGTTCATGGGTAACCGAGGGCGTCTGCACGACTGCGAACGCAATGTTGTTCGCCAACGAAGTAGCGTAAAGGCTTGGGTTTGCTGCCAGTTGAGCTTCAACAATCGCAAGCGAACGCTCATGTCGCCCAACAGCTACACCGAGTTGTTCTTCCTTGACGAAGCAACGGCGTTGGCGGCTGGGCATCGCCCGTGTGGTGAATGCCGTCGGGCTGACTACAAGCGATTCAAGGCAGCGTGGGCCAGCGCTTTCGGCCAGGAAGAATCTGCGACAGCGATGAACACGCGGATGTTCCCTGAGTTGGCCGCAGCGATGCGTGGCAGTTCGCGAGAGCGTTATTCGCTGGCTGATTTGCCGGATGGTGTCCTCGTCGAACGCACCTCGGGCATGGCGTGGTTGCTCAGCTCCGGTCAGCTGCTGCGATGGACACACGCAGGCTATATGGACCGAGAGATTGTCCGTGCAGACGAGATCGTGACCGTGCTTACCAGCCCGACGCTCGTGAAGGTCATCCGCAGCGGGTACACGCCAGAACTCCATGTGTCGGCGCAGTGAATACTGCATCTCATTCTCCTATCAGATCCATGCTGGTGCGGTGCCGTCGTAGGTGACTTTGGCGGTGATCGACACGGTCAACGCTTCTTCGAGTTGTTCACTTCGGCTGAAGTTCGTGATCGAGAAATCTGCTTCGAGGCCTTCGCCCAATGGGCCGTCGAGCACTTGCAGTCCGATCACCGCGTTGTTGAAGAACGCGTCCTTGATGGCGGTGAATCCCGCGCCGGCGGTGTCCCACACCATCTCGAACTCGACGCTCGCTTCCTTGAGCGTGCCGACGGTCGCACGCCAACCCGCATTGGCGCGGGTGGTGATGTCGGCCTCGCCGGTTTCGAGCGAGAGCGTCACATCCTTGACATTGGCGAGTTCGGTCCATGCACCGGCCCCGCCCACGCCTCCAGTCTTGTAGTTGAGCACGGCGTCCATACCGAGTTTGATGGCCATGATGATCTCCTATCTGATCGAACCAGCCCAGTGCTTGGGCAGGCGGTCTTTGGTTTTGGTGAGCGCCGGTCCCATGAACGGGCGCTTTGGGTATCGTTGTTTGCGGTAGCGGCCGCCAAACTCGTGAGCCCGTCCTGATTGGCCGACGATGCGGTGATCCGGGCCGATGAGCACACGCTGGCGATTGCGTTCGACAGCGAAACGGATTGAGCTTCGCAGTTGTCCGCGACGGGTCTTGGGCGGCTTGCCCGGCTCGGCGGGATTGGCGCTCTTGCGGATGCTGCGTTTGGCGGTGAGCCGAATCGTCCCGCCCGCGTGCCCGAGGCTATCGATATTCGCCCGGTGTGCCTTGCGGAGCACCTTGGGGATCTCCGAACGGGTCTTCACTTGGAATCCAATCGCTGCATTCATCTGAGCACCCGGAATGTAAGCGTGATGATGCTGGTGAAGACACGCTTTTCGGTCAGGTGTTCGGGTGCGAATACTGGTTCGGTTGCGACCTTGAGCACCGGGACGCTGCCAACACCAGCGATCTGCACGCGACTGAGCCTGAAGTGATCCGCGATCTCCTCGGCCAACGCCATGAGCGTGTCGGCTTCAGCATCATCAGCCACCTTCTTTTGGATACCGATGTCGATCGCGTAGTCGTGCTGGTTCTGGTTCCGGCTCGATGCCAGGACTTCGATCCCCTTGGGAACGACCGACACATGCAGGTCGGCCATCTCTGGCAGATCGAACACGGGTTGGTAGTGCCGGTCGGCGGTGAGTGCCTGGCTGAGCGTGGCAGCATTGAGGGATTCAACAACCGCATCAGCGATGGCGATGAGTGTGCTTGGGGGGCTCATGGTTCACCTCCCGCGACATGGGGCCGCCCGTTGAATCGGCCTTCGAGATACGACACCCGTCGTTCGATCGAAACGAGATCGCCTCGCATACTTCGAATCTCCACGGTCAGGTCATCGAGCTGCCGACCGACCTGATCAAGCTTCGTGGTGACGACGCCCCATTGGACGGTCAACGCGAGGACCCCGATCAAGGCCGTCAAGCCAATCCCGGCCCAACGAACCCGTCCATTATTCGGTTGGTGTTGTGTGTTGATCTGGCTCATGGGTTCGTCTCCGTGGCGATGTGCTTGGTGTGGATGCGGAGGGCTTTGCGGTATGGGTCGGAGTAGCGAAAGACGGGTTCGTCGCCGGGTGAGAGAACTTCGTAGACGATGGTGGTCGTGCCGTCGGTCTCGCGGATTTGATCGCCGCGTTTAGGCAGCGTGGCTTGTCCGTCGAGCACAAGGTCAGCCGTGCGAATCAGATAATCCCGGCTCTCGGTCTTGTGCACGATGCCGAAGTCATCCGCCTGCTCGAACTCGGTTCGGCCAACCGTCGCTTGGATAGCCACGGTGCTGGCCCCACGCGCATACGACACCGATCGCGTCATATGCTGGTGTCGCTGGTCATCGAGCCAGCTTGCGCCTTGTTCGAGCATGTCCGCCATTACTGGCTCATCCGAACACGCACAACCGCGTCGTCATCACCAGCCGCTGCGAGGGTTCGACCGATGCGTTTGTTCGCACCGGTCGCACTGTCCACCGTGGCTTCGTTGGCCGCGTCGTCCCAGTACACATCGAGTCCCTCGGCGATCGCCGTGCTTGCGCCGATCGCCTTGGGGAAGTCGAAGACCCCGGTGACCGCCAACGCGCCCAGCGCGTTCGCTTTGATGTCGATCTTGGCGACCCCGACGAGTTCGCCTTGGACGACGACTTGGCCCGCGACGACATCAGCCGCTGGGGTGTAGTCGATCGAGTTGCCTTCATGGATATATGTTGCGGTCATGATTGTGTTCTCCTCATCGATGAGCTGATGGCTATCGATCTGCTTGTTTTGGGGAAACTGGGACATAGGTCATTCCTGCTCGGGTTCATGGCTTACACCTCGCCCTTGCTCTTGACGGCTGCGCGATGATCTTGCATCGCCACGCCGAAGTCGAAGTAGCCACGCCACTGCATGCCCAGCGTGTTGAAATCTGTTTCGCCGGATTCGATCGTCGGAGTGCGCTTGCCACGCAGGTACGCGATCTCGATGGCCGCGACATCCGCTGGGTTGGCCAGTAGATACCACGCCTTGGGGCTGCCGCCGGTGATGCCCTGAGCGTTGAGGTACGGCGAGGCGACCGGATTCCACTTGCCCGTGTGCGGGTTGACCGCTGGCTTGGGCTTGTTAGTGTCGGTGACTTCGTTGACCCGTGTCTCGGTCATCAAGACTTGAGCCGATACCTTGAGCGACGAAGGCACCAGCAGCACCGACGGTGAGAGCAAGACGGGCTTGCCTTCCGAATCAGTCTGGTCGAGGAACACCTGCTCGGCCTTGGTCAATGCGTCGATCGACAACGCGGTGTTCGCGCCAGCGAGGAAGTTCTTGTTAGCTGCATCAAAGAAGTTTGCTGGGTTGGAGAGGAGCAGCTCGAAGACCGCTTCTTCTCGCTTGAGCGCGGACATCCGCCCGATCAAACGCGGGATCTGCAAGAATGCGCCAAGATCGTCGTTGATCATCATCTGCCGGGTGAGCGAGATCATCCGCCCGAAAGTTTCCACCTTGTTCTTGAATGCCTGCTCGCTCAAACCAGCATGCTTGAGTTCGCCGTCGGGGCCGACCTTCTCGAAGACGCCGTTGCCGGTGAGCCGGTAGCGTGTCACTTCCTTGAAGTCGTTCACATCGGTTTCGGCGCTGAACTGAGCGACCACGCTTTCGACGGCGTTGTAGGCCGCGAGCATGGTCTTGTTGGCGACATTAGACAGGATACCAGAGAGCGAAATCGTGCTGAACCCGCCTCCGCCCGCTGCCTGGATCAATCGTCCGTTGGCGGAGAATGCTGCTCGGATGGTTTCGTTGTCAATGCGTCCGGGCCGGACATGATCCCCGGCTGCGTGGATGGTCTCGTAGATCAGCGTGTGGAGCCCGGCCCCTTGCAGATCGCGAG